GTCGAAGACCCCTGACAAGCCCAAGCCGACTGCACTGACCGAGGAGATCGGCAGCGTGGGCAAGCAAGAAGACGGGGCACAGGGCTACCGCCGTCTGTGCGAGCAGGCCAAGGAGGACGGCGTCAGCCGAGGCACTCCGCTACTCCGGTACCTCGCCAAGAAGGGGATCCCCATGGACTCCCCGCTGCATGACCCCAAGGTCGCCAGCCAAGTCTATGGATCTCGCGGCTGATCCACGCCGTACTCGATCACCTCTCACCACACTTGACCATTTTTAGGAGGACTCAATGAGCGACCACGCTTTTTTGAGCAAGGTGACGTCTGCGGCTGTCGAGCAGTATCGCGGCGTCCAGATCTCATCGAACACCGTCAGCCATGGCGCTGACGACGAGGACATTCTTTTCGGCATCACGCTGGAGTCGGCGGCCTCGGGAGAGGCCGTGACTCTCCAGACCAGTGGCGTAGCGCTGTGCACCGTCAATGGCAACAGCGCCAACATCGCAGCGGGCGCCAAGCTCGAGTTTGCAGCAGACGGCATCCTCGTGCCTCACACCGCCGACGCAGCCCACTATGCTGTGGCCACCGCGCTCGAGCCTGCCACGGCGGACGGTGTCGTCATCCGCGTGCGCATCCACGACAACCAGGTGGCCGGCTAGTAGCCATCTCGCAACCAACACGATCAAGGCGTCCATCGGGGCGCCTTTTTCATTCCTTGAAAGGAGGACCCCATGGGTTTCGACGTCGGGAGCATTCCCGAGCACACCCTCCGCGAGATCAGCTATGGTCTCAGCTCGGAGGCAGAATCTTTTGCCGACCTTGTTTGTCGCAAGGTCACCGACCGAACCACGCTCTCGGGCAAGGTGCCGGTCATGACATCCACCTTCACCCTTGCCCAGGACATCAACGGCGGCCTCGAGCCACTCGAGCAGGCACGCCCCCACCTCGGCTCCATGACGACCGTGGATTACGACTGCAAGGCGTATGTGGGCAGCTCGCTGATCTCCGATGAGGAGCGCAACGACCTGGCCGCCTACGGGCTCGAGCGAATCGGACAGGCTGCCGTCATGGCACGAGCGGATGCCAACCTCGGACTGGACAAGGATCTCGAGGCGGCGCTCCTGTCCACCTCCCTCAACACCGAGTTTGACGTCACCTCCGACGGAAACGGGGCGTGGGACGACTACACCAACGGCACGCCGATCCAGGACATGATCAAAGCCAAGCGCACCGACTGCCCCGAGGCAGACACCCTCATCCTTGGGCTGCGTGCCTACGAGGTCGTCATCGGCCACCCTGACATCGTCGCAGAGACGAGCCACTTCTCTGGCGGCTCGCTCGACTGGAACGCGCTCGAGGCGTACCTGCGCCGCAAGGTGCCGGGCATCCGCAACGTCTTCACGTCGATGAAGCTGTACGACAATGCCGCGTACGGCGCCACGGCATCCTTCGACTTCCTCTTTGAGGAAGGCGTGTGGATGGGCAAGCAAGCCGACCTGCTGCTCGTGGCCCCCGAGAATGCCGATGTGCAAGACAAGCTCGAGGTCGATCGGGTAGTCGATCGACGTGCCCATCGCGTGCAGTACAGCCGCTATGCGGACATCGTGCGCCCCACACAGGCACATGCTTCGATCTTTACGAACCTCTTCACCTGACGGTGATGCGCCCCTGGCAGGAGGGCTCTCATCCTGCCCTTTCGTGCGACCTCGAGCCCATCGGGGCCGCATGTGAGCCTACACCCCACGCAAAAGGAGTGCGACATGCCAGCGATTATCTGCATCAACAAGCGAGGCGGTATCAAGGGCGAGGACGGCACGTATCACGGACCCTTCCGGCCTGTGGATGTCTCCGAGCGCTACTACCAGCGTCGCTATCTGCGCGACCGTATGACGTATACCGTCGAGGACTATGAGTATCACCTGACCCACGTCTGGGATGAGGGCACGATCCGGCAGATCGCCAGGAATGCTGGGCTGCCTCACACCGAGCCTATCGAGGTCCTGCGCGAGCTGCTCTCCACCGAGGAGCCGGAGGTCGAGGCGCTCGAGCCTGACCCGCGCCGGGAGCTTATCGAGGCGCTGGCAAGCGATGAGTACAACCGCGTGCGGTCGCTGGTGGCTGTCATGTACGAGGGTGCCACGCCCCGCAAGAGGGATGATCTGTATGCCCTTGCCCGCCGCCTCTCGGCTGGAGAGGAGGAGTGATGCGGGTCTTGCTGCGTACGACCATCAACGGCTTTTGCCGTGGAAAGACCGTCACCTGCGACGAGCTTGGCATCAGCGAGGATGCGGCACGACGGCATCATCGTCGTCGTCGGCTCGTGATCCTCGAGGAGCCCACGCTCGAGGAGCCCACGCTTGACCCCCTGCCGGATGAGGAGGAGTGATGGCAGTCGCCACCTACAGCCTGACGTACACCGACGTGCTGCCGCTGCTGCCCTTTGACACCTCCACGATCGGGACATCGTCGCGAGTCTCCACGACCGACATCACCGGGTACATCGAGGATGGCGGGTCGCTGATCACGGGCGCCCTCGACAAGGCGGGACTGTCTCCGGCAGGGCTCTCCGAGGATGCGCTGGCCCACGCCCAAAAGGCCATCAAGCACTACGCGGCGGCCCAGGCCATGCTGCATCTGGGCTTTAGCGGCAAGCCGTATGACGAGCACATGCGCATGTATGAGGCGGAGGTAGCCGTACTGCGTCAGCGACCGCAGGTGATGGCCGACAAGGGCACGCTGTCACGCTCCAACATCGACCGCACGACGTACTCCACCGCCAAAGCCAAGCGCACCTATACCTCCGACTACGAGTGGTGATGAGCATCGAGACCGACATCCGAGGACTTGACGCGCTGCATCGTCAGATCGACGAGTACCAGTCTCGCGCTGGTGACATCACGCCGATCACTCCCGTGATCCATCGCCTCCTGATCGAGCGGATCAAGGCAGCCTTTCGCACGCAGGGTGTAAGCCAGGGTCGCAAATGGCCAGGCTACCAAAACGAGCCCCGCTATCGAGGATACAAGCGCAAGCGTGCCTCGGCCCTGACCGTCCTCCGGTGGATCGGTGGGGACTACCCCGAGAGGCTCTATCCCTCGATGACGCAGGCCACTCACCCGGAGCACGTCTGGCGGCAGGTCGGCAACCGCATCTCCTTTGGCACACGCGTACCCTACGCCAGGCGTCTCGAGCGGGGCGGGAAGAACTTTTTCGGGGAGTCGGCCCCCCCTCGGGAGTTCGCTCGGCTCGGGGACGATGGCAAGGTAGCCCTTGCTCAGATCCTCGGCAGGTGGGTCGTCACTGGCAAGGTGGGGGGGTAGTCATGGCACGAGTCCCCATTGAGTATGCCAACCCCCGCGCCTTTGATCGGCTTATCAAGGTCATGCGCGCGCAGCTCGGCACCGAACTCTCGACAGTGGGCGCTGCCATCAACGGCGCCCTCGATGCCACCGCACCCACCGAGGGGGCGTACTACCGCACTTTCTCGGCCAAGGCGCAAGAGATCGTGCGCAATCATGGCGTCGTCGTCCTCCTGTGGCAGCAGGGACCCTCGCGCTTTGCTCGCCACAACACCTCGGGCTCCCAGGTGCGCAAGTCCATCCGTATGATCGACGTCGATGTGCTCGTGGTCTTTAGCTACTCGATGGCCTCGAGCGTGCCCACCGATGCCGAGGGGTACGGCCTGACCCCCGAGCAAGAGATTTTCGAGCGGGCCAACATCTACAACGCCGCGGTCATCTCCTGCCTCTACAAGTACGCGCCCGACTTTGCCACCGGTGGATCGTCGATCCACAAGATCGAGATGGCAGGGGATGACTGGGAGCTCGTCTATGACGACGAGTTCCTCGCGGCGGGCGTTGCACAGACGACATGGACCATCACACAGACCGTCGAGATCCCGACGTGTCGGCCCCTCCCGTAAGGAGACATCATGAGTGAGATCAGTACAGAGCGAGGGCGCGTGATCGTGGCCTCCGAGTCGAGCTATGGCACCAACGCCGTGGATGCCATCTATGGTGACGGCAGCACGGACATCATCTGGCAGGACGTGCGATCCTGCGATATCGTGCCTGCCCGCGAGATCATCGAGATCGGGCGCTACAAGGCGAGCCACTCCGGCACCAAGCACTGCTCGGTCCCGGATGTCGCATCGGTCAACCTCGAGATCCCCTTGACGGCCCGAGTCGGCTCGGGGTCGGGAGACGAGGCACCCTACTACGCAGACATCCTCAAGGCGATGAATCTGTCGGAGGCCATCTCGGATTCGACCTCGGCCACCTACACGCCTGTCACACAGCAGCAATCGGCCATGTCGATCCATCAATACATGCGCAACCTCGAGGATGCCAACTGGAGGCAGCTCTACGCGCTTGGTGTGCGAGGCACGGGCACCTTCAACTTCCAGCTCAACGAAGAGGCATTCTTTACCTTTGAGGGTCAAGGCATCTACCAGGATGAGCTCTCCACGGCTGCGGCCTACATCGACTCCTCGGGCAATGCCGCACTCGAGTCGGACGGTAGCACGGGGGTGGCGGCCCGAGCCGGAGGCACGGAGGCGGTGGCAGATGCATCGCCCATGTGTGTCAACTCGATGACCTTTACCATCGGAGGCACCACCTACGACATCGCCTCGCTGGAGCTCTCGCTCAACTGGACGGTCGCAGTCAAGCGCACGGTCAACGGTGATGGCAACGCCCAGGAGATCCTCTTGACTCGCGCCCTCAGCGGGGCTCGCATTGGCGGATCCTTCGATCTCCAGGATGGCAACACCGCACTCAATGAGATGCTCGCTGATCTCAAGGCGGACACTGCATCGGCGCTGGTCGTATCCCTCGACGATGGCACCGACCGCATCCGTATCACCGCATCGAACTTGCAGTTCGGCGTACCCTCGCGGGGGGACAACTCGGGCATCTTGACGCACACCGTCCCCTTCTACCTCAACGGCAGCGGGGGGCTGGCCGAAGATGATGACTTCTCCTTGATCTACGACGCCGCCCCATAAAGGAGCCCCCATGAGATATGAGGCAGCACCCGGCCTCGTCTTCTTCTTCTCCCCTCCCTGCACCGCCGAGATCCTCCCCCTCGAGACGACCCACACCCTCCCTGTCCGCCACGCCCTCGAGCAAGGCACAGGGCTTGGATCTGCCCACAAGCCGCTCTACCGGTGGTGTGCACGGCAGACCGTCCGCGTGGATGGGGCGACCTATCCCGATGCCACCCCCGTCGCGTGGGGCGATCTCGACCTGGTCGATCGAGTCGAGTTTCTCGAGCTCGCACTGACCACCGAGCAGGTGGGCCGCTACGCCATGCACATGCGTGACGCGGTGGCCCTGCCTGACGAGATGGTCGATGCCATCGAGGAGATCGTCTACATCCAGGCCACCGGCGGCTGCGAGTGTCTGGAGTGCAGGGAGCGGGGCACCAACTACCGCGAGAGCATGTGTCGCTACCATGGCCTCCCTCGCGAGGCCCACGGCTACGTCAACCGCCACATCCACCATCGGGACGAGCCCACTCTGATGCTCCCCTACGAGTTCACCCAAATCAAGGGCGCCATCGGGAGAGGCATGGGTCGAGCCGCCAGGGATCGCAATCCAAAGACAGGCAAGGCATCCACCCACGACAGGGAGGAGGCTCACGACCTGCTACGCAAATCGGGGATCAACGTATGAGCGCTTTTGTATTCCGGAGAAAGGACGACCCATGGATGACGGAGGGCGTCCACGGGGAAGAGGTCGAGGTCACCTTCCGCCGTCCCCGCAACTCGGACTGGACCGACTTGCTCAACTCACTGCCTCACTTCCTGGGGCAAGCAGCCGAGTCGAACGGGGAGACGCGGCGGGTGGGGGTGCCTGCCTCGGAGCTTCGCATCCTGCTCGACTTTATGCACCTCCATACCCTTTCGATCTCAGGCGTGATCGATCGGGAGGGCCACCCGGTTCGGTGGGAGGCCCTGACTCCCGATGAGCGCGATCAGTTCTGGGAGGGGCTGCCTCAGTCCGCCAGCGCCAACTTTTTCCTGTGCTTCCTCGGCAAGATGTATGACGAGGATCTCTTCGAGCAGGACATTCGCAAGGCTGAGAAGATCCTCAGCGAGCAGGAGTAAGTGGATGGCCGAAGAGGTCACAATCGACATCACGGTCAACGACTCCGCATCAGCAGAGCTCAAGACCATCAAGGCCCAACTCGCAGGCATGACCAAGGCACAGGGCAAGGCCAACGCCACCACTCGGAAGGGTGGCAAAGCCAACGAAATGCTCTCCCGAGGACTCGGCCTCGTCAAGGCGGGTGCCATCGGTGTGGCTGTCGAACTCGTGGCGGTGGCCGCCAAGATCGGGCTCGTCGTCTCAGCCGCGAACAAGATGCTCGGGGCCTTCCGCGAGCAGGATGACGTCAATCGCTCGCTCGAGGACTCCCTTGCCCGAGCAGGTCTCGCAGGCGATGAGCTGATCGCCCGCTACGAGGAATTGCAAGCCCGCGCCTCCGAGGTCTCGGAGGCGACAGGGATCGGAGATGAGGCCATCCTGCGGGGGATGTCGCGCTTTGTGCAGGTCACAGGGCAGGCGACCGTCTCACAAAAGGACCTCTCGATCGTGCTGGGCATCGCGCGCAAGGAGGGCAAGGGCGCTGCCGACGCAGCCAGCATCTACGGGCGCGCCCTCAAGGGGGAGATCGGCCCGCTCAAGGATATCACCTCGCTGACCAAGGAGCAGGAGGAGGCGCTCAACAAAATGACCGACACCGAGGAGAGGGCCGCCAAGGTCACCGAGATCCTCGGGGCGCAGTTCGCCGGGCAGGCCGAGAACATCAGCCCAACCTTCCTTGCGATGGACCGCCTGACCAACGCGCATGGCGACCTCATCCAGAAGATGGGCGAGCTGATCGAGGAGTCGGGCATTGTGCCCATCATCCTCCAGCCCATCACCGACACACTGCGACTGATGGAGTCCGCTCTCGAGGACAACCAGGATGCCATCACCCGGTGGGCGTACGACACGCTTGAGGGAGCGCTCGAGAATCTCGGAGCCATGGCCCTGTGGGTCAAGCGCAACCGCGAGGAGCTCGCCGGGCTCGTCACCGTGGGCCGCCTGGTCGTCAAGGGGCTTGGTATCCTTGTCTCCACCTCCGAGCTCGTCTTCAACGCCATGAAGGCCTTGGCCGGTATGGTGGCCACCGGGCTGATCCAGCAGTTTCGCAACTTCCTCTCGATCGGCAAGCAGACCGCCGAGTTCCTCGACCTCGAGATTGCGGAGTCTCTCGGCAAGGTCGATGATGCCGCCAGGGACTTGCAAGACACGACAGCAGGACTGACCTTCGATGCCGTGCGCGAGGGCGGGAAGAGTATCGATGACATGGTCGCCCAGTTCGACGAGCTGCCCGGCATCATCATGGACAACGACAAGGTCGCGCGGGGCTTTGGCGATGCTGCCGACTACATGGGGCGCAAGGTCGGGGAGGCCCAGAAGCGACTCGAGACCCTGCGCAAGACCGCAAAGAAGTCCCGAGATGAAGGGGTGGGTACAGGACCCCGAGGCCCCGACACGCCACCCGGTGGGGTCGGAGATCCCAAGGCCGCCGAGAAGGCGCAAAGGGTGCTCGATGCCGAGGCTGATCGCTTGCAAAAGATCCGCGAGCAGCAGCAGGCAGCCGCATCACGCCAGCGCCTGGCCGCTCAAGAGCTCGAGGTGGTGCATGCGACCACCGCGCAGGAGAAGGCTCGTAAGGAGTTTGCTCTCGAGATGATGCGCATTCGAGAGCAGGGACTTATCGGGGCCGAGCAGGAGCTGGCCGTAGCGCAAGCGCGCAATGAGCTTGCAAGCACCTTGCGAGACATCGAGGAGACCCAGCGCGAGGAAGCGCGGGCCATGCTCGACGAGCAAATCGCAAGCCAGCGGGCCTTTTCTGACCAGGTCATGTCCAACATCTCGGCGCTCGCGGCGCAGGGTGATGCCATGTCGTCACTTATCGGCTTGACCCAGCAGCTCGCTGCCGTCCAGCAGCAGTACAATGCCGGCGTGGTCGATGGCGCGCAAGCCACCCAGCAAGCGCTCTCGGCCACCGGAGCAGCAGCAAGCACCTTTGCCTCGGCCATCGGGGCCAGCGCGCAGGTGCAAGCGGGCATCCTCGCTGTCTTTGAGGCTGCTAACTCGGTCGCGGCCTTTGCTCAGGGTCGCTACCTCAAGGGCGCCCAGCACGCTGCTGCGGCCACCCTCTACAGTGTCGCAGCTGCCAAGCCCAACCCCGAGGGCAAGGCGGGCGGAGGTGGCGGGGGTAGGGGTGTACCCTCGTCGGCCTCCGCAGCATCGGGGGGCTCATCTCGCAGCAGACAGCGAGAGAGCCAGGATAACCTCACGGAGGCCATCGCGGAGGCTTTCGGCGGAGGGGCCGGGACCACGATCATCTACGACTTCCGGGGCTCGACGAATCTGTCAGACAACCCCACCGTCGTGCGCAAGCTCGCCACGATGGTCGAGGGCGATCAGCGACTGCGGGGGCTTGATCCCGACCAGATGCGACCGGGCAGGAGGGGACGATGAGTGTGCTTGATGGACGACTCAAGATCCTCTACCCGATCACGATCACCTCGAGCGACAACGCGTTTGCCATCACGATCGACTCGGTGCAGTACCAGCTCACGATCAGTGCAGGCACCTACTACGCCTACTACCAGAGTGACTATACCACGCTCAACACTGCGTCAGCGTCCTTCACGACTACCTACCCTTCGATCTATCAGGCCATCATTGATGCTGCCGAGGCAGGGATCGCCGGCAGCACCTGGACCGTCGAGGCGGTGACTCCTGCCGAGTCAAGCGAGCAGACCGACAAGGGCATCCAGTGGCAGCTTTCGCCCGACTCGTTTGCGTTCACGCTGGACTTTAGCGACGGGACCGACTGGACGATGGACCCCAGGATCTGGGGATACCCGGCAGGGCATACCACCGACGAGACGAGCAGCGACACGGGCAGCCTCCAGACCCTGAACAGCGACTATGCTTATCTTGGGTGCTGGTCCCCACCGCGAGTCGAGGTCTCCTCCTTTGGCCCACTCGAGCGCCTGGTAGGGTACTCGACCGAGCAGATGCAGCGGGCCGATGCCTTTGTCGTGGACTACGGGTCACGCAAGGCGCGTGAGTGGGTGCACGAGTACATCCCTGCCGCCTTTGTCTATGCCGACCGGGCATCTCGTGCTCAGTACGCCACCAATGCCGGGATCGCTCAGGGCGATGCCAACAACTGCTTTGAGCATCTCTTTCCCTCGTACGCACGGGGTCAGGCGCTTATCATCGTGCCCGTCGCATCCGGCACCGACATCCACCTCGGTGTCGATCATACCGACGATTGGACCTCGGGCGCTGCCGACCAGGAGTGGGAGCTCGTCAAGATCGATCCCCGCGGTGTCTCCTCCCCCGTCTCCATGACGGACTTTGTCGAGGTCATGCGACTTGGTGGGGAGTACTACCGCACCCGTATGCCCGCCGTCCAGCTCGAGGACAAGGGCTCTACCTACTCCTTCTAGGGGGCTATGCGTGAGTGTCAAAAAGACATTGCTTGGCTTCTCGATCGAGGGGGTCGGGCTCGATGCCACGGTGTCCAACGGGATCGTGTTTTCGTGGGGGACCCACGCAGCCACGGTCTCAGACTACGAGTTTATCCACACTCTTGGATCACCCCCTCAGTCCGTGGAGACCTCTACCAACCCTTATACGGGTGACTGGTCTGTGTCGGCCTTTGTCTTTGAGGTGGATTTTTCTGACCGGCTTGGCTCGCTCCTCATGCGCGATGGGGACCTCCTCGGGCGGCTGACGCTCGGGTCGGGTCCGGGGGCGAGCAATATCTACTTCGACGATGGCACCGACCGCGAGGGGGAGGTCGTCTGGATTCGCGACGAGGCGATCCTGCTCGGCCCCTATGACTCGGGCAACGGGCGCCACACGGGATGCACGAGGGGGTACTGGTCCTCCACGGCACAGGACCTCAAGATCGATGATGGTGTCTACGACCAGGTCCCCTACTGGGATACCCGGCTTGTGCGACTGATCGAGCACGATGTGGAGGCCGCCTCGACCCGCACCCGGTGGCGGGGCATCATTCGCAACATTGAGACGGTCGAGGATGGCACCCGCATCCGCATCACCACCGAGGAGCTGCTCTCCTCGCTCTCCTCGGCCCGTGTCAACAAGCGCGCGATCAACCTCGCCAACAAAGGCACCGGGATCTCAGCGGGAGGCCAGATCACAGGCGCTCTATCTCGAGCGGTGCCACGTGTCCAGCGGGGTGTATCGATCGGGGATGATGTCTTTGTGCAGTACGGAGACGGGGTGATACGCACCACAAGCGGGGGCTCCTACCTCCGCCCCCTGGATCGACGCCGCTGGCTGCTCGACTCCGAGCCCCAGGGTGGCAAGCCCATCGAGGTTGAGCGCTGCTACGAGGTCTTCCTGGTCGATCGCATATCGGACTATGCGAGCACCTCCGATCTGACCTACCCGTATCACCCGCTCTCGATCGCCTTGGCCCTGCTTACCTCGACCGGCGGTGGGGACAATGGGACATATGACATCCTCGGCAAAGACTGGGGTCTTGGGGTGGACTTTGTCTCGTGGGCTGCCTGGAATTCCGAGCTGTCAGCGACCTCCGAGTTGGTCATCGACCAGCTCGTGCTTGGCTTTGATGGTGAGCCAGTCGATGTGATGGCGGTCGTGCAAGACAAGCTACTGCGGCCTTTTGGTTGGTTCCTGGGGATCACCGATGATGGGCTCATCGGCCTTGGGCGTCTGCGCCTCTTTAGCATTGGTGACATCGACGACGCCTCGTCCAACGAGGTCAAGCCCTATTACCCGGATGGTCCATTGCAGATGCAGCGCCCCTTTCGCGCGACCACAGGGGAGGTGGAGGCCGAGATCGGGACACTGCCCTGGCAGGATGGCCGCAAGATCGTGGTACGCGAGCCGACCCGGTCCTCGCGGCGCGGGCTGCTCGGCGACTCACGCAAGCAGCGATTGGATCTGTCGGTCATCCGAGCCGATGCCGTCCAGAATCTCGGGCGCGATGGGGCAGACGAGGAGGTCAACACCCTTGCCTCCCTGCTCCAGCTCCAGCTCGACACCGCACCTCGCGTGCGCATCAGGGTGACCGACTACACCTTTGACTCGCTCGACTACGACATTGGATCGATCGTCAAGCTCACCGAGCTCGGAGGGGAGACGGCGTGGCTCATCGGGCCGGATGGCGCGCGGGTTGAGGACTCCTCCCTGACCGAGGCGCGCTATCACGGGATGATCATTGGCAGGCGGTGGATCACCGGAGATGCGACCCGAGAGCACTCCTACGAGCTCACGCTGCTGCTTGCCTCCTACTACCGCAATGACTATATCCGCGAGAGGGCGCCCTCGTGTGTGGTCGAGTCCTACACCTCCGGCGATCAGTTCGAGTGCGACACCTCCGACCTGGGCTCGTCCGTCTCGGTCGATAAGGTGTTTGCGGTCGGTGATGAGATCGAGCTTTGGACCCGAGATGGGGAGCGCCGTACGACCCCGGAGGTCGTCACCATCACCTCGTTTCCCTCCTCGAGCGAGATTGCCTACTCGCCCTCGCTGAGTGCCAGCCCGGTGGCAGGACAGATCGTACGTCTTGCCGAGAGCACGCAGTACGGCAACACAGCCTACTACTCCTCGGATGCGCGGCCCTTTACCTACCTGGCCGACTCCGATGAGACGATCGACGAGGGCGCAAGCGATGATGAGGCGGACATCTACGGCACCGAGATCCTCGCACGCAGCGGCGAATCCTCCCCGGACGGGTCCGACTTCGGAGGTGGGACCTTCTACACCCTCCACGATGATGCCGTGGATCTGGATGGTGATGGCTCGCAGCCTCTTGACAGCTACATCGAGTGCGCCTTGCGTAGCAACGAGCGGTGGCTGCTCGAGTATGGGGATCACGTCTCGTGGGTCCCCCACACGCAGAATGCTGACGACTACGACGACGAGTCAGGCATCCGTGCATACACATCCAATAAGTGGTCGTCGGTGCTCTACATCCCGTGGATCATCTCCCCCGGCCTGGAGTCTGTCACGCTGTCCGTGCTGGCTCGGGCCGCCGACTACTCCTCGACCACCGTCGCGATCGATCACGCCCTTCGGCTGCTCGACTCCTCGGGGCGCCAGCTTGGCGTTGCGGTGGCGACCGTCAGCCAGGAGACCGCCCCGGAGTTCCACGACTACGCGCTGACCATCACCCTGGATCGCATCCCTCAGCGCGAGGATGTGGGAGTCCTGATCTACGAGGTGCAGTCGGCCATCGATACTGTCGATGAGGAGATCACAGGCAGTGGGGACCAGGTCTACATGGCCTCGCTTTGCAGGCTCATCACCAACAACGAATATGGCGACACAGCCGGGGCGAGACCCTCGTCCACCTCGCTCGATCTCCAGTGCACCTTTGATGCCTCCGTCGGTGAGGTCTACGAGCACATGTACCCGATCGATACCAACCACTCGACGGGGGATGATGGCATGGTCGTGCACCCACGCTCACAGCGCATCGCGGGAGATGACTGGTCGCGCAAGCAGAACGGGTTTTTGCAGGTGCGAGGCGCTGAGATCCACACAGTGTACCAAGACCTCACACTGCTTGCCAAGGACTCCCACCGCTCACGCATCCCCGTCACAGGCGAGGTGGTCAGCACGCATCCCATTCGCACCGATCAGGCGTACCTGCGCCCTCGCTGCCTCTGGGTGGGACCCGAGGGAGATGAGGGTGCCTCGGGGTGGCCGACTGGCTACGTGCGTCGATGGGACTACCAGTACGGCGAGATATCGGGAGGGGTCGGCGTCTACCGCAACATCTTCATCTCGGACCTCCTGCTCGATACGGTCGATCCTACCGTGCTTGTGCTGATGCATGTCCTGCCGATCTATGCTGACATCGACTCCAACCTCACCTCGGACCTGGGCGAGATCCAGGTCGAGGAGATCGGATGGGCCTTCCGTGCCACGATCGATCAGCTCGAGGACGGAGACACCGACTTTAATACCGACGCCACCGAGCTGGCAGGGGACACCAATGAGAGCGATGTCACACTGTCGCACTACCACAAAAACGGGCGTGGTACGTGGCCCGCCTTGCAGACCATGCGCTTTTACTCCGGGACCAAGTCGGGTGGCTCGATCCCCTCCTTGACCGAAAACTTCGTGTTCAAGGAGGGGCAGCTCTACGAGCCGGATCACGCGCTGATTCAGACCGTGGCAATCCCGGTCTCGGTGGACAACACTGCCGCCTCCACCCTCTACCCCACGCGCCTGGTCGTCTCGTGCGCCATCGATCCGGCCACGCTCACAGATGACCTCTCCGAGATCTACTGCGAGCTCGTCGTCGTCGGAGCCACCATCTGGGAGGTGCCCTCTTGAGCAAGACCATCCCGACATCCTACACAGCCCCGACGCTGCGGCAGTGGCAGGCGGGGCAGCCCATCGTGCGTACGCACTGGCGCGAGACACTGCGCAACCACAACCACCTCTTCTCGCGCAAGGGCTTCCGCTGCCCGCTGATGGTGCGCACCTCGACCTGGCAGACCGATTCGACGGCGTACACCTACACTGACATAGGGGCGGAGGGTCGTGACCTGACGACCTACAACAGCCCGGTCACCTTCCGTCGCCCCTATGTCAACTCTTTGGGCGATACCAAGTATGGGGTGCGCCTTGTCTGCTACGGCTACGACTGCTCGGTGCGGCTGACACTCTTTGACATCGCATCCGATGCCACCATCACGACACTCGAGGCCGAGAACACCGCCGAGGAATGGGCCTGGTTTGAGGCCAGCATGGAACTCGACGCAGCGGACGTGACAAGCGGCGGAGAGCCTATCCTGGTCGGCCTTGCCATCGAGGGCAAGTCCACCAACGAGGGTGCCCAGCTCTGGCAGGTTCACGTCCACGAAGACATTCTGACCACCGACGACATCGACCCCGAGGAGCTTATGCAAGGCACCACACAGGCGCAGCGCGACTCACTCATCAATGCCTGGCGATGCGGGGTCGATACCGACCAGCTTTTTGCCGACGCGGGCACCCCGATCACTGGGGATGGTGACACCGTAGGATTTATCAAGGATGTCGCGACGATCGGATGCCACTGGATTGACCGGGGCGCCCCGGTCTATGTCGCCGCCAAAAATGCCGTGCGATTCGACGCCGCCAATGACGAGGTCTATGTAAGCGACACCACCCACCGGGATGCCGATCTGGGCGCCGCCAGACTCCATCGTGAGCTTGCTTTCGCACTGGCGATCCACCTCGAGTTTATCTCCCTTCCGTCGAGCGGAAATATCATGTGCCTTGTGTCCGCTGGCTCGGACACTGCCTCTCAGGGATCTTATCTCTTCATCAGGAATACCGGGGGCACCTACACGCTGGAGTACATCAATCGCGATTCCTCGAGCGACGTGCTGACCCTGAGCTATACCTGGTCTACCCCCGTGGTCGGCACCGAGTACACGATCGGCCTGACGCGGACGAGTGCGGGAGTGACCCAGCTCCGCCTCGACGGGAGCGACGTGGGCACGTCCGGCACCCCATCAGCCTATTCGTCCTTTGGCGCGAGCGGATTCCTCTCTGTCGGTCTGGCGGCGGGGCTGACCGACGATCTCGACGCCTATGTGAGGGGCTTTGCCTTCGACCGAGACGAGACCACCATCGCCACCTGGGAGACCTGGGTGGCAGCTACATCCTGACCACCATACTACGGAGCACATCATGGCTGCTGAGACCTACACCACCCCGGCCTCGCGCGTCTTTGCCGGACACCTTACCTACACCTCCGGCGAGGTGACGCTGACGGGGTCTGCGATCCCCGTCATCCTCGACGCGAGCGGCTCAGGCAAGCGCCTGCGTATGGAGGGCTTTACCCAGGTCACCATCCACGCACTCGGGGTGGATAATGGGAGCGGGGGTGCCTCGACTGTGGCACTGACAGCGGCTGCCAACAGCGACCAGGACACCTACCTGACGGTCACCACCGACGTCACCACGTCGGTGACCACGACCCTGACCGAGGTCTACTCGGGTCCCTGGCTGTATGGGGATCTGTACATGACAGCAAACGGCACGGCAGGCGACGGTATCAAGGTCTGGATCATCTGCAAGTAGGAGCCGCCGCATGCCCTATCACATTCTTCGACGCCCCCTCCTGCTGGCCGATGACGAGATCACCCCTGCCGATCTCGCCCCTTTCGCGGGCTGGGATTTCTCGGACGTGTCCACCCTGTGGCAGGACACGAGCGCCACGACGGCCGCCGACGCGGAGGACGACCCGATCCGACGCATCGACGACCAGGTGGGGTCCCACTATCTGGAGACGGGGGCCACCTCGACCTCACCCCTGCTCAAGCTCGCGGGTGTCAATGGCAAGCCGGCCGCTCTTTTTGATGGCTTCGACGATCGGATGACCGTGCCCTCTTTCTGGTCGCCTGTGCTCACGGCGCCCCACTCAGTGATCATCGTCCTGGATCCGGGCACGGGCTCCGAGGTCTTCTTTGATGGCGGGCAGGCAAACCAGCATCAAGTCATCAACAGGTTCAACACCACGTCGCTCTTGCGCCTGTATGGCGGGGCATCGCAGTACTACAGCGGCCCCTCGACCGATCTCCAGATCTCCACATCCGTCATCAATGGAGCGTCATCTCGGATGCATCTCAATGGGGTCGCGCGATCCCTATCCAGCGGTGCCTCGGCTGGCACCGGCTCGCTAAACGGGATCACGCTAGGCGATGATGTGGGGGGCTACAACGTCTTCCTGGACGGCTACATCTGCGAGGTCTGGGTCTATGACGCCGACGTCACAGCACACGCGGACTATGCTGCCGCGATCGACTACCTCAAGACCAAATGGGGCATCTCATGAGCACAAGAAAAGAGCTGATCTCGATCATCAAGGCAGGGAGGCGCTCGCCTGTCCATGGCGAGCTGGACTATGCCATGGGGCCGGGGCGTATCCGATACACGATCCCACTGGGTCCCACCCGAGCCGGACCGGTGACACACTGGGGCCTCAAGATGCTCGGCATCTGGGCGCCGCTCGAGGCCGTCCTGGTGGCGAGCTATCCCGAGCACGACACGCTCACCAGCCAGTCCGATCGGGGCGTGCTGCGAGATGGTGCCGAGATCCTGGCCGGATGGATCGAGGCCGCCTCGACCAGCAACGCAGCGGTCCTTAGCGCCATGAGCCTCGCCCGAGTGCGCTCGGCCACACCTGACGGCGGGGACGCTGCGGAGGCGGCGATCAATGCAGCCGTGGCCGCCGAGGCGAACGCGAGCTTTACCCCGACGCAGCTAGCCAATCTTCGGGCACGAGTGGATGCCGAGCTCGCCTCGCGGATCTCGGCTGACCAGCAATGGTATGATGCCTACGGCCTCGGTGAGGGCGTCGCATCCATCCTCGGGGGCTCGTGATGCGATACCTGATACTCATCCTGTGTGCCTGTCTGCTGGCCTCCTGCCGGCTTGCTCCCACACATCTCGAGCAGCAGCGTCTCGTCATCGGAGGGTGCGGGGCCATGGTCGAGGTCGTGGACGGCGATCCGGGGATCTGGCTGCTCGACGACATCGAGGAGGTCTGTGCGGCCTTTGAGAGTGAGACCGGCCACCCGGCCCAGTCACTGATGTGGGCTGCCCGTGTGCATGTCCACTACCGGCCCGGCGTGGTCGATGTGTGTGGCCATGCTCCAGCATGCACGGTGCAGACACGCTACCCACATCGCTATCACATCCACATCGCGACCCATCCCGGAGCGCCCAAGAGGCTGCTGCTCCAGCACGAGATCGCCCACGTCCTCCTTTTCCAGGCAGGGCACCGGGGCGGCACCCACCATCCACTCATGAGGCGGTGGGGGCTTTGCTACGGACACTGCCCCGGCACCGACTACGCACTCCCACAGACCGCACTACCCTAGAGGACATCATGACCGCACGAGTCCAGCAGTGGGCACCGATGATCGAGGACATCCGCGAGGATCTCGGCATCACACCCCACGACATCCCCACCGACGTCATCCTTGCCCTGATCCATGTCGAGTCAGCAGGGGACCCACAAGCCCGCAGGGACGGCAGCCGCTACTACGGCCTTCTCCAGATCGCCACACCCTACCTGTATGACGCGCTCGACTACGCGGGCGAGCCCCGCCGCCACGCGGGCACGCTGATGGGGGACGGGGCGGCCTCGATCCGGGCGACCATGCGCTACATGCAGCGCTATGCCCACCACCATGGATGGAGCCCTGACCGCATGGCATGTGCCCACAAGGGCGGAGCGGGCACGGTGCGTGAGATCGGCAAGCGGGTGCGGGCCGGGATGCCCCTGGATGACGCTGTCCGGGAGGTCGCCGAGATCGTCGATGGGGACGGGGACCACCCGTATGTGGACTGCGCCGCCTACCTCGAGCGATTCCGCACGGCCCGCACCCGCTACCTGACACACATCCGCTCCGACCACGGGACATCGGAGGAGACATGACCGACAAGATCAAGACACTCTGGGACCAAAATCACGAGCGCATGGGATGGCTCCTGCTGGCCACGAATACCGGCCTGCTGCTCGGTGACAAGATCGATCAGTGGGGCTATGTGACAGCCCAGCTCCTGGTCATCTCGCTGATCGTGGGTGCCCGGTACCTGCCGCGATTCTCGGCGAGCTCGTCGGGCGTGGAGGTCGGGGGAGGACCCGACGATGACTGAGTCTCTCAAGATCGATCTGCGCGCCATCTCCGTGGCCGTCATCTCCGCCATGCTCGTCGGGCTGCCCTCCTCCTACATGACAGCCCAGGAGGTCATGACCGAGCAGCGGGGCAAGCAGCAGCGCGTCGAGGAGAGACAGGATCGGATGCGCAAGCGGATCGAGCGCATGGAGACCGAGCAGGACCAGGTCAGCCGCGACCTGTCCGACACCACCACCGAGCTGCGTGTGCTCAATGAGCGGCTTCGTCGCCTCGATGATCTCGCAGACTCCGTCAAGCGCCTCGAGCGCAGGATGGAGCGAGACAGGAGGGCAGGTGAGTGAGGACGAGACACCACAGGCTGCCATCCTGCGAGGCAGATCCGAGACCTCCCGCACCATACGAGCCGGTGACATCTACCGATCGCCCGACGATACCCCGCTGCCTCCTCCGACTCCCCGTCCCCTGTCTGCCTCGGACCGGCTGACGGCTGCCGTGATGCGCCTGGCTGCCGATCTCATCCATGACGGCAGCGCTGACTCCGAGCCCATCGAGGGCTGACTCCTGATCCTATGTCAACTCAAGCCCCCGACCTACCATGCCTGACCTACTCATTCTGATCGGCGTCGCCCTGCTGGGTGCTGCTGCTGTGCTCTGGGCTGTACGTCCTGGGTGGCGCAGGTACGTCGTGCCCGCTGCCTCGGCTGTGGCGGGCGCTCTCGGTGCCTGGCTGCTTGCTCGCAGCGACACACACAAGAC